TCAGTTGGATGTTCGGTTGGGAATTTCTGTTCCCCTTTCGAGCTTTCTTATCGCGCTCTCTGCAAGTTTCTGGTCTCGTTTGAGGTAGTGCGAATCGAGGATCGATCGCACCTGCCGCAGTGAATGGCCGCTGATCGTCACGATCTCTGGTTCGGTACATTCCACCAGTGCGAGCCGGGTAACCGCCGTGCCACGAAGGTCGTTGAAGGTCACGCCGATAATGCCAGCCTTGCCGCAGGCCTTGCGCCAGGAGGAGCGAAACCCATCCGCCGTCCAGGGTTGCCCCTCGCTGTTCAACAGAACATGCCCCACCTTCTGGCGATGAGGCTCAAGAGCCGCCCTCAAAGGTGCGCCGACGGGAATCACGACACGTGTTCCGGTCTTGCTTTGCCGCAGCCGGATCGTCTTGCCGTCGTATTGCGGCCATGTCAGCGCCAGAAGATCGCCTTGGCGCTGTCCCGTCCAAAGGGCAAGGATCAGCGGCAAATGGAGATGGGCAGGCGCTTTTGCGAGAAACGCCTGTTCGTCAGCCTCGGTCCAGATGAATTCGGCGCGGGAGCCGCGATAAAGCCTGCCGCCCTTCTCGCAGGGGTTCGCGGGCACCAACCCGCGCCCATGCGCCCATGAGAGAATACGGGCAAGAACCTGCCAGCCATAGTCGGCCTGTCGGCGCGATGCTTTCGCCCTTTCGTCGCGCCACGCCATGAAAAGCGCCCGTGAGCGCCGATCGGACAAAGCGGAGATCGGGAACGTGCCGAATTTCTGTTCGATGATCTTGATGAGGCGCACATAGTCGCTTCGGGTGCGCGGCGCGAGTCTGTCCCAGTCGCTGCTGTCCTGAAAGCCATTGATGACGGTCTGCAGGGTTCCGGCCTTCGGCGCCACCTTTTTGGAAATGGCAGCATAGTAAGCCGCCATGAACTCGGGGTCACCGCGCTTTCCCGGCAGGCGAGGCCCGCCCTTCCAGGCATAGAAATACTCAACCGTCTCACCCGAGGCGAGCTTCTTCCTGACCTTGTTGAGACCCTTCAGCTTAACGCGCATTGGACTTCAGCCAGTCATCAAACGGGGAGGGTGCGGCATTGGTATCGGCGCTCGACACGATCACGATCTTGCCGCCGTCGATTTCGACCCGACCGACATCGACGCCGCCGGCTTTGACGGCTTCAATTGCGCGCGTCACGTCGACCTTGCGCCACTGGGTTTCGCGTTTTGCCATCACACCTTCCCTTCCGCTTTCAAGCGCTTATAGAGCGCGGCCTGTTTCTTAGGCAGATATGCGGCGGCACTGGCGATCAGTGCCGCGCGCTCTTCTTCGCGCCGGATAGCGCGTCGGGCGGCCGCCTCGCGGCGCTGCTTGTAAGTGCGGGCCACTACCGTTTGCTCCTGCTATCCGAGCTGATCTTCTTGAGATCAGCCTCGCGCATCCGGATCGGAGACGTGCCGCCGCCAAGCTTGAACGCGCCGGGAAGGCGACCTTCCTTGAAATGCCGGGAGACCGTCCGCTCGCTCACTCCGAGCTCGTAAGCGATTGCCTTGCGCGTAAGAATTTTCTCAGCCATCCAGATACTCCACTACTCAAGTGTTGCGCAGATCTTCCCGCAAGGCCGACTGTTCTTCTTCCGAAAGTGAATCGAAAAAGTCGTTCCAGAATAAACCCGCCACCCGCTTTATGGTTGAACCGCTTATCTTTCTGGTCATGAGAAGGTCTTTGAAGCTGTATCTATGAACATAATCGATAGGAGATAAAGTTTTTGTGCTTTCCGAATATAATTTACTTTCGGAAATTTTCTTAGAGAATGCTTCTTTACCAAAATATATAACTTCGAAAAAGCAAGATTTTTCTTCAGAGAAAGAAAAATATATTTGTATTTGTGCCATCGCAATGGGAGAGAAAAACTCAATTTCGATGTTTCTATATGAAAAATCCTTTACTTTTCTCGGCTCTTTATTTTGAAAAGATATGAATTCGTCATTCAGCTCCGCTTCAATAATTGCTTCGATTGCCTGCACAAAGCTGTGCCCCGGTCCTAAGGCATCGAGACTAGGAATGCCGACCCCTTCGAACTCGAATTCTCCGCTTCCTCGTGCCGCACTATCTTTATGTTGTTGATCTTCACCCTCTAAAAATGTCGTCCTGGTTATGCGTGTGCTCTCAGTGGCCTTAAGTGCACTATAAGTTCTGGCCACGTCGCCAACACTGCCATTCTCAAGCATCCGTCCACCGATGGTAGTAAGAAGCAACGCAGCTATTCGAGGGGTCATCGCAATAGCGCTCTTTGGGCCGCGCCCGGCTTTCGGCACCAAGCCCTCTTCTCTCAACCGCCGGTAATATGTTGCGACCACGGTCTCAGGAACACCGAGAACGTCAGCAACTTCTTGAACTAGATATCCGCTAGTTATCACTTCGAGTCCTATTGCTTCCTGCTGCTAAAGGAATATTTTTCTTTTAGGTCGAAGTCAACCCCTAATGGAATCGGAAACCTTTAGGATGGCATGTATCTTGCCGACTGGCGCTTGCGCGGAATGCGGGCGAGCAACGCCCGTCCGTCGCGAACGCCGGTTCCATAGAAATTGCCGCCCACGCTCCATTCCTGCAAGCCGCGTTCTGTGAGTCGTTCCTCGCCGTCCTGGTCGCGGTCTTCGCTCCACCCGCAGAAAGGCTCCAGGTCATCGCCATCATCTTCCCGATCCGGCTCAATTCCGCTGTCGCCAATAGCGCCGGCCAGCGTCCATCCGAGCGAAGGCTCGTTTTCGTCGCCGCTCTCTTCGCAATCCGAGTCGTCGAACTCACGATCTTCATCGCAGGACATGGCGTCGGTGATAGGGTGTGAGCCGGTGCGCTCATTCTGATTCGGCCATCCCAATAGCGGTTCCGCGGTGCCATCGTCTTCGTCTTCTCCCTCGCCAGTCGGCGCGTAGTATTTCCGGTGCGGCACTTCCTCATCTGTCCACCCCAAAAGCGGCTCTGCATCCGGTTCGCCGTCATAGTCGTCAAGTAATGATACAAGGTGTTCGATCGTCCGCTCGATCCGCTTCCGCAGCTCCGGCGTCAGCTCCAGAATGCGGACAAAGTTCTCCTGTTCGCGAAAATGAGTGTTCATTCGCGTTGCTCCTAATTTTGCAGAGTGGTAATAGACATAATACGTGCAACTTTGCTCGTTTTATGTCAACACAAAAAGTGCAATTAGGTGTTTTTTATGATTACTTCTGCTCAGTGTCGCGCCGCTCGTGCTCTTATCGACTGGTCCCGCGACGAGCTGGCAAGAGCGTCTAAGGTTGCTGTTCGAACGATCGTTGACTTTGAACGGGGTGCCAGAGAGCCCAGAGAAGTGACGAAAGATGCAATTCAGAGAGCACTGGAGGGCGCCGGTGTTGTCTTCGTCAGCGAGAATGGTGAAGGCCCCGGTGTCAGAATGAGGAAGGTCAAAAGATGACGCCGCGCGCACTGGAAATGATCGATCGCATGCTTCAAGCGGCCAGTCCTGCCGACTATGGCATCACGGTCGGGAAGGCTCAGAATATAGCCGCTGACCTCAGGCAGGATTTATCCTCTATCCGAGGCGAGGTGCTGCAGGCTGGGCTTGCCCCCAACCTTAGGGCGATCGAAACACTGATTTCAGACCTTTGCCGTGAGCGGTCTGATAAGGCCGACGTGCTCTCTCGTTTACATTCAGCTATATATGCTCTGAAATATTAGGACGGACAGAAGCGGGCAGGGGTTATCTTCGTCGGGGAGAACGGTGAATATGCTGGTGTTAGAATGAGGAAAAACGCCAATGAGTAAAAGAGACGATTTTTTGTTTGCGGTTCAAACGGCGATTTTAGCGGACTGTATCCTGCGACAGTCCAAAAAGGACCCGACCAGCAAGGAAAAGACCTTTTCACATCCGGCTCATATTATCGGCCGTATGGATGATCTTCTTTATGCAGCAGATCGTATCCCCGAGCACATGACCGCCTTTGAAGCGGCACATTCCTACTGCTTTTATATGATCGATAGCCTCCGTGAGGATGATGAACGGTCATCAGGGAGAGAAGCTGAGTTACCTTCTTGGTTCGCTCGATACTGATTGCTGACATGAACCAGATTCACAATGAGCGTATCAAGCTGCTGGCGACCTTTCTGAATGGCCTCGGCATTGCCGTGTTCGGTGTCGGCGGGCTGGCGCCGGTCTTTTCCAGCCTCAACAGCGCCACCGGCACGCCGCTGTTCCTGATCCCGGTCAGCATCATTTGTTTTTTGACGGCCGGTGCACTACATTATGTGGCGAGCACCATTTTGAAGAGGCTGAAGCCGTGACCATGATGGAAATCATTTCCCTGCTGATCATGCCGGTCGCCGCCCTGGCGATTGCCGGAACGGCCTGGTACATCGTCAGCCACCACAAAGTCTGAACAGGAATGGCGGCGGAAGACACTCCGACGACGCGCCAGCGTAATGCGCTCCGCGCCGCTGCGGATCCCGACGGAGCTTCTGTTGCTGAATTCAGCAAGGAAGGCGCGGGCGATGGAACAATCGCTATCCTTCTCGAAAACGGCTGGATCGAGGAGTTCCTTTCGCCAGACGGAAACAAGCGGTGGAAGATCACCGAGGCAGGCAAGGAGGCGCGGCGGCGCAAGCCCGAGAAAAAGCCCAAAGCGCCCAAACTTGCATCGATGAAGCCCCGATTAAGCCCCGCACCGTCAATCCTTGAAGCCCGTCGCAATCGCAAGGCCTAGGCCGCCTCAAGCATGCCATCGAAGATTGCCGGCGTCAGCGGCCGAGGATCCGGAACAGGCAGGCAAACAATTGTCGAATCGGACAAAGCTTTCTTCCGATTTCTATACGCTCGGCTTCTTGCTCTAGCACTACACTGATCCCCGCAGTACCGGCTATTTTGCGACTGCGGCGTGAAGTCGGTCCCGCATTCATCGCATACTCGTGTTTCTACCGCTAGCCGTTCTTTCCGCGCTTTTCGAGCTCGCTGGGCAGCTACGGCGGCGCAGACCCTGGAACAGCAGACACCGTTGCTGTATTTGGGTTTGAAGGAATCGCCGCAAACAGTGCAAGTTCGCGGCTTGATGGTGTTGACAGCGTCGTAACAAGCAGAAGAGCAAAATCGTCCAGCACTTGCGTAATGGGGATGAAACATGCTGCCGCAAGCTTCGCAGGTCACCTTGGGCTTGTTTGTTCGGTTGATGAGCATCCATGCTGCCCGCCAAGCTACATCCCTATCGCGCTTATCACGTCCCGCCATCGATTCTAACATCGATCGCGCGCATTCGCGGGAACAAAATCGCCCGGAACCAGCCTCAATTGGTCCATGGCACCAGTTGCAATTGCTAGTTCCATCGGCGTAATACCGCTGTCCTTCTTCCCACCGAGGCCGTATCGCTCCAATCGACTTCAGCGCTTCGCTTACCAAGAGAGCGGCCTCGTTGTCCGCAGCCGCCCAAGAGTGTCCTTCAAGACAAAGCGCGGACCTGAGACCGTGACGGCAAGTCGCCTCATGCTCGAACCGCGTTTGTCTAAAATCGTCGAGGACCTCAATAAGCTGCGAAACAATTTGCTTTCTTTTGTTGTGGTTGAAGAGACGTTTGGGCGGGCGTTTCTGCTGCTTGTCGCCATTTCCATATCGGAATTCGGTCCAACCGGAGCGGAGACCGTGAACGTAAAAATTACTTCCTCTTCCCTTTTTGGCCATCACATCACCCGAAAATCGCGTCGAAGAGGCCCGGCGTCATCGTGCGTCGAGACTGTTTATTTTGTCTCGAATTGCCCTCCGGAAACTGCATGGCTGCGACCTGCTTCAGCCAGGCCGCATCCATCGCCTGAAGTATGTCGACATGCACTCTGCTGATCGGCCAACCGGTTACGCGGCAATAGGCAATGATCTCGGCAAAGCTGATCGGGTTCGGTCCGTTCGCGTTCCAGGTCCGGGTGGCGCTGAGTTCACAAAACCATTGCCACAGAAGCTCCGAGCCTGCTGGCAGGACAGGAACCTCTCCGGACGCGAAATGCTGATCGAGCGCCGAAATCACCAGTCTTCTGAAGCACGCATCACTTGTCATGATCAGCCCTTCTGTTGGGACCATGCCTGTTGCACGGTATTGATACCGCCTCGCTTCATCTCTCTGCCGAAGGTCTCCAGCCCAACGGCTACCGCCCCGTTGGCTTCTTGCTGCGAAATACGCACAACCTCAGCCCTCCAGTTGTGGTTTTCATCCATGAAGACACGAATGTCGGACTTCACCGCGACGGACTGGCCCTTGCTTGCCGCCGTTGCCTTTGTTGGCCGCAGCATGTGGTTTGGAATGACCTGAGAACCACGGGGGAGGTTTACGAGCTCCGGGCCTCGTTCACCGACGATGGCAGGCCCGCCCGGCGCAAAGTTTGTCCCATCGGCATACAGGCCGGTGACAAGGCCGGCAGCGACATTTGACGATGCAACGGCCATCTGCCCGCCGCCAAACCCACTGAACAAGCCGCCGCCGAACATGCCGGCGAAAGGACCGGTTCCCAGCAGCGCCGCCTGCGCAGCCGCCTCAATCAGCTTGTTGATGAGGTTGTCGAGCGCGGCGTTTCCGGTTTCGATCGCGGGGATCAACGCCGTGAAGCTGTCATAGGCCGTTTCCCTGAAGAAGTCCGCCGTCTCTGCCGCTTGCTCTTGAGCTGCCTTTTGATCATGAATGGCGCCGGTCAATTCCGTTATCGCCGCCCGCTCGTCATCGGTCGCGGCCTCACCCGCCCTGCGCAGGTTGGTGAAGATTTCCTTCTCACGCTCGCTCATGGCAAGCGTTGCCTGTTCGTCCTTGAGCGCCTGAATAAGCCGCTCGATAGCGCGGCGATCCCGATCCGCCGAGCGTCCCCCTCCGCCACCTCGGCCGGATCCTCCGCCGCTCGGTTTGGTGGTGACATTGACCGGAGGAAGCATGATCGTGTCATCATCATCGCCTGGCGAGAGCCTGTCGTTCAGGATTTGCGTTATCTCGGCATCCTTGCGGTTCGCGTCGGCAAGCTGGCGGTTGATGTTGTTTTCCGCCCGCCGTCGGCTCTGATCCGTCATATTCGGATTGTTGCGAACCTCGAGGAGCTGGTTCTCAAGCGAGAAGCGTTCATGGGCGAGCTCTGCCTGTTTGACCTCGAGGCTCTTCGTGCTTCTGTTCTCGAATTCCCGGAACATGTCGAGAAACGACGCCAGGGCGGAAGCCGCCTCGACGATCGCGGATTTGAGCGCGGTTCCAACAGTGTCCGCCACGATGCCGAATTGCCGGTCAAGCTCCACGGCCTTGTCGATGAGCTCTTCGTCCATGACGATGCCCATTTCATTGGCCGTATCGATCATTCGCTGAATGCCGGCCTCTCCGTCATCGATGAGCTTGACGAATTCCTCACCGCCCGTTCCGCCGAATATCTCGTCAGCAATCCGGATTTGAGCGGCCTTGTCGAGCTGCTGAAGCCTGCCGATGATCTCGGCAAACAAGGCGGATGGCGTCTTGAGCTTGATCGCCAATGTCTCGGCGTCATAGCCCAGCCGCTGGAATGCCTCGGATGCAGAGCCGCTCTTGCCGCCGGAGAAAATGAATTCATCTGCCCGCAGGTTCATTTCCTTCAACCCGTCTGTCAGAGCGTCGACCCCGATCCGGTTTTGCTCGGCAACGAACTTCAATTCCTGAAACGACTGCACGTCGACGCCGGCGATGCGAGCCTGATCTCCAACTTCAGCAACACTAGCGGCAACATCGCGAACCTTGGAAACCATCGCCGTCAAACCTGCGATCGTCAGCCCTCCCACGATGCCTCCGGCGAACGCCTTCCCGAAGGTGCCGATCTGCGCGGTCGTCGAGGCGAGAGCCTTGTTCATCGCTGAGGTTGACCGCTGCATGTCCCGTTCCATGCCTCGCGTGGCAGAGCGTGAGGAACGCCGCATGCGATCGAAGTTCTTGTCCGCGGTGTAGCTCGCCTTGGCCATGTTTTTTTCGAGGTCACGAATACGCGCCTCGACCAGGACAAGCAGTCGCTCTTCATCACTCTTGGCCATCAGAACCACCCCATGTCTTCAGTGAAGTCTTCGCTGTCATAGACCGATCGGCCGGTATCGCCGGCCGCCGCGCGGCCCACTGCCATTGCGCAGGCAACCGCGCCGTCGATGCGATCCTTGCTCTTGCCCTTGTGGAAGGCCGTATTTCCCGCCGCGTCGACGTGCACCACGATGTTCTCGAAATTCCACCGCAACACCGGGTGTCCGCCATGGATCAGCCGGCGGCCGAGAATGGCGCGCTCAAGCTCCTTGACGGCGGGCGCCATGGTCACCCAGCCCTGCCGCATTTCCACGGCAGGCAGGCCGTCTTCCTGCAGGTTGTTAAGCATGTTGCGCGCCATGTGCGGATCGAAGGCGATTTCCTGCACATTGAAGCGAGCGCAAAGCTCCCTGATCTGGTCTTCGACAACGCGATAGTCGACGACGTTTCCGGGCGTCGGCGTGATGTAGCCCTGTTCGGCCCATTCCGGATAGGGAACGCCGTCACGATCCGCCCGGCCGCGAAGATTGTCTTCCGGACAGAAGAACCACGGATGAACGATATAGCCGTCGCCGTGCTGCCAGGCGGCAACCACTGCGGTCAGGTCGTTGTTTGAGGAAAGGTCGACAGCCAGCCAGCACGGATATTCCTCCATGTCATCCACATCGACGGGGAAGGCGCCCTGATCATAGACCAGCATGTCAACGAACGGGTCGGAGGAATGGTCGAGCCATACATTCAAGTGGAGCTGGCGAAACGCCTCACGATCGCCCGGTCGCTCTTTGGCCTCGCGCGCCATCTGGCGAAGCCCTTCGATGTCGGGAAAGCCATCGGTAAGGCCGGGATTGGCGCGATACCATAGGTCTTCATCCAGCCAGTCAGCATCGCGTGGTGTTTCGAAGAGAATCGGAAGGGTCGCCGGGTCATCGATCTCACCGCGCGCCACCTTGCGCGCATAGTCATAGAAATCATAGGCGACATTCTCTTGCCCGCGACCGGCAGTCGAGATCACCATGAGAAGCGAGCCCGGCACTTTCACAAGGCCGGTGCGAACCACATCCCACAGTTCACGCTTCTTCCAGGCATGAAGCTCATCGACCAGAGCAAACAACGGGGTGCGCCCATGCTGGGTTCCGGCATCCGCCGATATCGCCTCGAGGAATGCTCCGCTCTTTGGTGCCGTCAGCCGGTTCTTGGAATCGGTCAGCTTCAGGCGGCTTTCAGCGGCAGGAATAGCCCGCACGATGCCGATTGCCTCATCATAGGCAATGCGAGCCTGTTTGCGGTCGGAAGCCGCACAGATCGCCTCACCACCCTGCACGTGCTCCGGGCCGATGGTGTGAAGCAGACCAAGCGCCGCTCCAAGCGATGTTTTCCGATTGCCGCGCGGCAGAAGCATGGCGACATTGCGCACGATCCGCCGCCCGTTTTCGTTGCAGGGACCATAAATGCGCCGAATGATACGTTCCTGCCACGGCGTCAGGTCGAAGGCGCGACCCGGCAATCGTGATTTTGGATGGCGCAACGACCGCAGAAAGCGCACAGCGCGCTCGCCATAGCCGAACGGGTCGGGGATGGGGGATTCGTCATAAATCCAGTCCGGATAAGTATCAGAAGGTAAACAGGCCGAATTGCTCATCGCCATCCTCTTCCGGTCCCATGCCAGCCCGCGCGCGCGATGCCGGCGTCAGGCCAAGTTCGGCTGAAAGCCGGGTGATTTGCTGTTGCGCGCGGCCGAGAACCGTGCAGGCCGGGTTCTGTTTCAGGAAGCCTTCCTTGGTGGCGATCAGAGCGCCATGCTCGGCAATGGCCTTTTTGGCTTCTCCCTGCATCCACCGGGCAAGGATGTAGGTTTCAACGGCCCCCAGCATTGCCTTGCTGAGTATCTGACGCTTCACCAACTCGGTGGTCACCGCGTCCCATTCGTCACGCATGCTATCCGGCATGCTGTCCGGCATCGGTGGCGCTTCGGTCAGCGCATCTTCCAGTTCGCGCGGATCGGCTTTACGTCCGCGCGTGCTCATGGCCCTGCCTCTTGACCGCTCGAAACGCATCGCAACTCCAGACCTTTGCGGCGGCCGATTTCCTTCACCTGTTTCAGCTTGAAGACCATGCCGTCATGAACGACGCGATCGGCCGGGGTGATACCGTCGCGCCAGCGAACCCGGAACACCACTGCGGTTTCATCGATCGCGCCATAGTCGCGCAAGAATTCGTCCGTGCTGGCCTCGACTTTCTGGGCGCGCAGCGTATCAATATCCGTCCAGGAGAAGACGGGTGCGCCATATTCATTCACCGTCTCAGTACTGCGCTGAACCGTAATGATCTGATCGAGGCTTCCGGCTCTCATGCGGTCACCTCGACGACGGCTTCAATGGTCACAACGCCATGGCTGAATTCCCCGCTCGGGTCGCGAAGGAAGCGGGAAGAAGAGACGAAACAATCAGCGCAGTGAAAGCCGGGCGCGAGAACAGGACGACGCATATTCAGGACCGCCCGGGCGACGGAGGCGATCAGCTTGGCGCCGGTCAGCGCCTCTTCGCGCTTCCAGACATGCAGGTCCATGTAGATGCGCAGGCGGTTGCGACTGATCGCGCCGTCATCGACGCTCTGCCCCTCGCCAATGATGATGGCCGGGTCTGGCGCCGGACGCTCATTGCGGTCCAAAATGTTCTCGGCAGGCACCAGGGCGGTCATTGCTGCGCTTGAGATCAGGCGCTCACGAATGGCTTTCTGAAGGGCGAGTTCGGCGCTCATCACTTACCCCAGCGCTTTCTGACGGCTTTGGATATCGTTCGCTTCGTCCGGCTGGTGATCCGCTTCTTCAGAAGACGGTATGCCGGCCAGAAGAAGGGTTGCGCCGGCGCTGCCTTCGTTCCGTACTCGACAAGGTGCGGATAGCGGACATCTTCATTCCCGACCGTCACCGCCACGGCGTTTTCCGGAACCATGCTGGCGCCGCCAGGCTGCGAGTACGGTGGCGTCTGCTGTCCGGGTCCTGTGACAGCGATGCTGCTCTTCAGGTCTCCACTGTCTTCCGGCGCAAGGCTTTTCATGGTCGAAGCAAGCTCATTTCCCGATTTCATGAGGTCAGGGACGATCGCCTCGCGAACATCCTTGGGGATTGCGTTCAGCCTTCGCTTCAGTCTGGAGATGCCGCCGTCATTCGCCATGTCAGAAGCTCCAGTCCCGATATTCTCGGATGATTTCCCGGACCCCGAGGGGCATGGGAATGGCGGTCACGCCGACAATCACGGCCTCCCGGTTTTCATACCAATGAGCGGCAAGTTGCATCACAGCCTCGGCCAGTGAAGGCGGTACGGGATCCTGATCGGCATTGCCGTAGCTCTCTTCGATCCGGTATCCCAGAAGACGCTCGATATGGTTTTGAGCGGCGGCGATCTTGTTCGTGATCAGATCGTCGTCGCTGTCGCTGGTCACGTTCAACTGTGCCTTCATCTGATCGAGCGTCACGATTGCCATTGGATCAGTCTCCGGTCGTGGCCGCGATCTTGACGACGTTCGAGTTGACTGCCAGCGAGAGGTTCAGCTTCGGAACATTGTTGGCCTCGTCATAGGCTTCAGACACGCTCATAACCTTGGCAATCCACATGCGCTCGGAAGGTGCGGGCGCACTTCCCGTTTCCGGGGCGTCGGTCAGCACCAGCCGGAAGGCATAATCGTGTTTGGTTTTCTCAGCCGCCAATGCCGCAATCTGGCCGGCGTCCTCATTGTTGACGCTGCAGATGACTTCCATCGTCCCCGCCGAGCGGACGCCCTTCAGCGTGCGTTCCCGCGGATATCCGATATGCGCGACGGTGATCGGCTGGGACGTATCGCCAAGAGACCCCAGGTTTTCGAGATCGGCAATCTCAGTCCATGTCTCGCTGGAAAAATCGGCCTCGGTAAAGTCGGCGCTCTTCTGCGCCTTGGCACGGCCGATATAGAGCTTGGCGCCGGCTGTCGGGAAAAGGCTCATGGTTCCACCTCTTTGGATGCGCGCCGCTCTTCCGATTGCTTGGCGCTGTTGTGACAGTGATGGCAAAGGGGTTGCCAGTTGGTGCGGTCCCAGAAGAGCCGCTGATCGCCCCGATGCGGTATCTTGTGGTCGACCAGAGCGGCCGGCTCTCCGCAGCGGATGCACATGGGGTAGTCTTCAAGGAAAGCCTTGCTCTCCTTCTCCCACTGTCGGGTGTAACCCCGCTGGCGGGCATTCGGTCGCTTCCGGTCAAAGCGGGCTTTCGTTGCCCTGTCCCGCGCGGCCACGAGCCTGCATTGCTCACCCGTCATATGGGTGAGGCCGCAGTATCCACACACGCGCGGGGCTTTGCTCGGCATGGGCGTCAGGCCACCGGCCGTTCGGCGGCATTGCCCTTGATCAGCACCGCGCCGGCCGCGATCGAGGTGCCGCCATTCTTGGTGACGACGAGCCGGACATAGCGCTTGAAGCCCTTGTAGCCGACCTTCACAACCGCGTTTTCGGCGAGACTGGCAGGGAACGCCCCTTCCAGGTGACCGGCCGCGACATCGGTGAAATCGCCGCTGGTCGTGGTGTCCGATTCCTGCAGCTTCGCGGTAAAGTCTCCGGCCGAGTCGATCGCTCCGGTGTTGATCACAACGGCCACGCTGCCGAAGCCGATCAGGTCCAGCGCCGCGCCCGTCACTGTCGCGGTCAGAACGGCCGGCGCAAGCGCCGCGACCGCTCCGATATTGTTCACAAGATCACGCATATCGTGTTCCTCATCTGAGATGCGGCATTCGCCGCCGTTGAAATCGGGAGACGGTAACCCTTACGAGGTCGCCATCTTGAGTTTCTTGAACCGCGCGGCCTGAAGCACGCGCCCGCCGACGCGCCGCGTGGCGTGAATGCGGGTGAGGCCGGAGGTTGCGAGAAGGTAGGGGTTGACCAGAATGGACAGGCTCACCCGGTCGAGGATCCGGTAGGCGGAAAAGTCGCCGTAGATCAGCGGGAAGGCATTGGCCGCGATATCCTCCATGTCGACCATCTCGACAACCGGACGGCCGAGAATGGTTTCGGGCTGGCCGGCCTGATAGGACGGCTGCCAGAGATAATTGCCGTTGCCATCCTTCAGCGTGCGGATGACGCCGAGCGTGGTGCCGTTCATGGCCCAGGAGCCGCGACCGCGATAGGTTGCCGGCAGCGAGTACATGAGCTTGATCAGCGCATCGGCGGAAAGGTTGGTGGCGTGGCCATTGGCGAAAGAGGCGATATCCGGGTTGGTCATGAACCCTTCGGGCTGCTTGGCGCCCGTGCCGTTGACGAAGGCCGAACCTTCCTTCTGGCCGAAGTCTTCCGACAGCGCCAGGCGCACTTCGGTTTCAGCCTGTCCGGCGCTGTCGGCTAAGAGCTGGTTGGAGATATCGACGTAGGTCTTCAACTCATGAACCGGAATTTCGGCCTGTCCGAAGCTGGCCGTCGATTCTTCCTGCGCTTCGGTCTCGCCGCCCCACTTGGCATTGGTGATGCCGGTTCGCTTCGGATAGACCACGGAAGGTGCGCCGGTCGATCGCACTGAAGCGACCGAACGAACGGGAGAGAACTCGACCAGATCCTTGATGAACTCGGACGACATTTCCGCCGGCGCGAAATAGCCGCCGCTCGGGTCGCTCGAAACCGTCAGCGCCTTGCGCTCTTCGGCGGGAAGGGCATCGCCGCGCGCCAGATAGATCGAGAACGCCTTGCGCTCTTCAGTCGGCTCTTCGGTTTTCTTGTCGCCGCCCGGCCGGTTGGCTTTCGTCTCCAGCGCCTTCAGACGCTCTTCGACCTTCGGGTCGACGCCCTTTTCCTCGACCTTCTTCAGGCGTTCGTCGACGGTTTTCGACAGGTCCTCGATCGCCTTGGTGACGATGTTTTCGGGGTCGTCTTCCTCACCCTTCAAGATCAGCGCCGAGCTTGCCAGCGCCTGTTTGGTGAAATGCTGCATAGGTTGTTCACCCTTTCAGTTGCGCCGTGGCGCGGTTGAGGGCTTCTGCCAGTGTCAGAGCCCTGATTGCGGATTTCGCGCTGGTAACCCGTGCGCCGGGATGCATGCCGAAGGTGACAAGCGACACCTCCCAAAGATCGAGCTTGGTGATTGTCCGGCCGCCGCCCTTGCGCGGACTGGCCTTGCGGGTCTGGAAGCCGACCGAAAGCCCTTTGACGGCGCCAGCCTTCACCAGCGCATGAACCTCACGGGCGCGGGCGACTTCCTCGATCAGAAGCGAACCCTTCACCTTGAGGCCTTCATCGTCTTCGTCGGCCTCCGTCCAGGTTCCGACTGGATCATTCGGATCGTGACCGAACAGGAGAGGAAGCGGCAGCGACACACCCTTAAAAGCGCCCTTTTCGATGACGTCGCCGACACGATCGGGTGAGCCCCACGGCCACGCGATCCCCTCGATTACGCCGTCATCAAGCGCGGCCAGTTTGGTTTCGAAGAGGATTTTCTCCATCGTCACGCCTCCGGCCTGAAATTAGCGCGATCGCCGGCAAAGGCATCCGCCTGCGCCTGTATCCATGTGCCGGCGCAAAGGACGCGAACCACGGCCTTGTGGGTCATGGCGATAGCCTTGCCATCCTCCTCGATCTCCCAGCGCAGAACGCAGCGGGCGAGCATGTTGAGGCGGGCCTTTTCGCGGCTGGTCGCCGAAACCTTGCCGTGTTCGTCGGCAGCCTCGGCAAGCTCATCCATCATCGCGATGCGGGCGCGCCGCTGGGTGTCGCTGTCGGGGCCTGCCATCCAGAACCGCATGCCGGTTTTGGTCCCGGTCCACGGATCGATGATTTCGAGCATGCGGCCCTTGTCCTGGTCGGCCACGTTGGAAAGAACGTCACTCAGGTCCATTGCCGGGCTCCTGTGTCTGGTCATCGAGCGCAGGCCCGCCATTGTGGCCAAGGCCTGGCTGGTTGCTGCCCGTGTTCGGGTTCGCATACTCCTCGCCGCCATCGCGCGGCGGCAGGTCGAGCCATGCCCGGCCCTCATTGGGGTTCAGCACGCGGCTTGCGATAAGGCTGTTGATCGCCGTCGCACGGTCGTTCAGATCGGCGCGGGTCAGGTCGTCGCGGTCGAAGCGAATGCGGAAATCGCCGCGCTCCTCAGGCAGAAACAGCGCCCGGCGAAGCGCGCCCTCCAGCGCTCGCAGCCACGGCTCCAGCGTGTAAGAGAGGAATTCCTTGCCCATCTGCTCCGAGTTCGACCAGGTGGCGCGGTCGAGGTCGTAGATCATCGATGGCGGGACGCGGAAGGCACGGGCGATTTCGATGATCTGAAATTTGCGATTTTCGAGGAATTGGGCGTCGGTCGAGGTCAGCGTCATGGCCTGCCAGGTCGCGCCGTCCCAAAGAATGGCCGTGCGGCCGGCATTGTCTGGACCTTCATGGGCGGCACGCCAGGCCGCCCCCATCTTCTTGAAGCCTTCGTCGCCGAGAGGTTTCGGAGACTGGATCACGCCGCCGGGACGGGCGCCGTTCTTGAAGAGCTTGCTCGCGTGCCCTTCCATGTCCTTTGCCGCGCCGATGGCGCCGGCGGCGAGCGCCAGGCACGACCGACCGAAGGGGCCGCGAAGATGGACGATATTCTGCGCGTCCTCGGCGCGATTGTTGATTTTGAAGCTGGGTTCCTGCCGCCCGTCGGCGCTGAAGTCGACGGTCACATGGTCGGGCTCATACCGGACGATTTCCCGGACTTCATCGCCGACGCGGTTCACCCAGGCGATGCCGCCGCGATCATGGGTCAACGCCGTGGCGACGAGATCGCGGATCAGCTCGAAGGTCGAGGTCCAGTCATTGGGCCGGTCAGCCAGAAGGCGGGCGACCGGATGTTCGGTCTCGCGTGTCCAGTTGTTCCCGTCGCGCCTTTCAACGATGATATCGAGCGTGGCGGATGCTTCGGAGATCAGGCGGATCGACGATTGTACGGCCGGGACCGTGAGCGCCGTCGCAAGCGACACAGTGGATCCTGCCACGCTCCCGCCGGTGAACAGCGCGTATTCCGCCTCGGTCGGATTGCCGAGCGATTTTTTTTCAGAACGTGGAAAGGGCCATATCTTCATGTTCCATTTTATGCCCCCAATCGAGTCGTTTTCGGAAGGTGACAACTGGGGACAACTTGGGACACGAAATTTTCCTTACTAAATGTCACGCGCTTCCGCCGAAAACCCCATAACATATTGGTTCAAAATGGTTTTTCTTCCCAATTAGAAAAAATCTCGCGCAAACCTCCCCGCACCGGTCCCCGATAAGGGCGGGAAGTTTGAGACCACCCCCGGTCTGGCGCGGTCAGTCCGCGAACCTGTATCCATCGCGATCGATATCCACGATCGGCCCGCTATCTTCGGGGTCCAGTTCCGGCTCGCCCCGCAGGTTCCGGATGGCGCGCGCCTGACGCTGCCGAACAGCCGCCGCATAATTCGGGTCGCGGCCCATTTCGCGAACTTCGGACAGTTCATGTTCCAGCCGTTCACGGACTTCCCGCTCCCTGTCAAGGCGCTCATGAAGTTCATGGCATTCATGCCGAACGTTGCCATCGTCTTGTCTCTGCGATGCGAAATCGTCAGGTTGACGCCACCTCTTCCATTCGAAAGCCTCTTTCGGCCTTTCCTCACGACGATTGTTCGTAGTGTTATTGTTCTTGGTCTTCGAGGGGTTCAGCTTCTTGAACCCTATCAGGTTCTTCAGCCATCGCTTCCATTCCTGCGACACGATGCGAATGATGTTCGTGAGGTTCTTGCGTCCAGGCCGTGGCCGCTCCTGAATAGCGATATAGGGAGAAGCGCCGGACCGTGCTTTGCGGAAAGCATTCTGACAGGTCGTTCTTGATACGCCCGCAAGCGCCGCGATCTTGTCAATCGGAAGGTCACAGAGTCCGTTCCGCTTAACCTGTTCCGCTACGATGCTAAGCGCCGCACGTTCGCCTTCAGTGAACTCCTCACGCATTTCCTTGGGCAACCGGCTTGATCCGGCCCACGACCGCTTTCGCCGGCGGGATGCGTCCCGGTCAGGCGAGGCAACGCGCAGGCGATCCTTCTCGATAAATCGTCCTGGCCGACGACCGCCAACATTGCGCGGGCCGTGAAATGCCCGCCAAGTGTGGGCTTTCCCTGTCTCATAGGCATGGGCCAGTTCACCGTCACCAGTCCAACCACGCGCGACGATGGAACTGCGCAGGAGCGCAGCCGAGGGAGCGAAGCTGTCTGCCAT